CCTGCTTCATCAGCTATACGTAATAAATTACTAGCATACTCGTCGAATTTCCCTTTTCCATGAAGGCTCAATTCCATAAGTACGCGTGCAATATTTACGTAAGGAATGCTTTCAGACTGGAGGCCACGTTGAACCCAATAAAGGGGTTTCTGGATGGCACTATCTAAGGATAATGGACCAACAACCAAATTAAAATCGGGGTCAAATCTGAAGTGACGCTTCAAAAAGTTCACGTCAGAAATATGGCGGAATTTAAACGTATTCACGCCTTTATTATCATCGGTATAAATGTAATCTAACTCAGCAAGCCTAGAAGTTTTCACTTCTTGATCAAACCACGCAACACGATCATGGACGATTGTCAAGTCGTCATCACCATATTGTATATGCCTCACGTAATTATTAAAATCGTTAAGTAAATCATTAACTTTAAAATTACGAGAAACTCCTTCGACCAAAAAAGCCGACTGGGTTAAACAGATTCCAATAAATGTGTTGGCAATTGTCGTTATGGGACACCCCGAAGGCATGCCACGATCCCATTTACAAGTGTCAGTACCACGAATATGGTTACTAGTACTAAGTGATCGAACGTACATCCTACGAGCAATGTCGTCGCGAGGATCATGATCAGGGGAGGTCTGGTAATATTCATTAACCCTATCAACGAATATATCAAAGATCTCCACGCGATGACTCCCATCGTAACGACTATAGTCACCAGCGATGCAATTAGTCTTACCAACAGAGGTGAGCTCTCGGTATAACAAATCCCATTCAGAATAAACATTAATACCAACTGCGCTACAATTAATAATTCGCCCGGACATCCAATCAGCATTAAACATGCCAAAAAGAATCCTGCCGACTATTGTAGCATCAATAGGCGAGGCGGAAACTAAACGCGCCTTGCCCTTATCAACACTATCATTAGGTAGCACTTCATCCTTAAGAACATCCATAAAGAAATATTCAGGGACAACGCCACTTCGACACGTTTCCAACATGATGTCAACAGACGTTTGAACAGCACGGGCTCCTTCGGTGTCAAAAACGAAATCACCATCAAAACCAAACATGCTTTTCTTACCGTCCTTATACTCAAGGCACCAAGGATACCCACTACTAGTGTTACGAGGGATTGCCCTAACAAAGTCATTGCCAGGTATTCCAGCTACCGCTTCTTCGAAAGTAAGTAAGCGGGGTTGGGAAAAATTGGCAACAGACCCAATGAAGGTCTGTAGGACATTGTGGGAGGCAAGCTCAAAATAAGACAAATCAATTGGCACGAGAGGCCTCTGGTACTTTGCTAAGGCCAGTTTATATGGGTCATAGAAAACACCATCTCGCTCAAAAGGCTGTAAGCGTGCAGGCTTGAACTTGCTAGGCCCAAACAAAGAATATAGAGGGGTTTTACGAAGAGAACTCACCGGAACAATCGGGCTTGGCTTAATAACAGATAGC